ATTCTAATGGAGATAACCACTTACTAGCAGTTCCTGTTAATGGGTCAAGATTAATTGAAATATCTGATAATATAGAAGGTGACTTGGGGGTTGCTTTTGAAACTAAATATGTCTCAGGACTTTATCCTATAGACAAAGACCGTAACGCATTTGCAAAGATTCGTTATGTTTACTTTGAGTTTAACAATCCAGTAGGAAATATTACAATTACTGTATTAGGTACAGAAAAGAAAAAAGGATATGCTAACCTTAAATCAGTAACCATATCAGACACATTATCTAATGCTGGTTATGATACTCAGCAATTTTCTAGTGCAGAATTCTCCGACACTTCAGTAACTCCAACTACATTTGCACAATCTTCAGTAAAAAAACGCATTAGAGTAAATAAACTACTTAATAATATTCAGTTTGTAATTACCACTAATAATACCAATTCAGATTACACACTATTAAATATTCAAGCTAAAGGATTCATTATTCCAACTGGTGACCCACAACGCTGGAAGAGTTTAACATAGGAGTATTATGGCAGCTGCAAACACTGACAAGTTTAAAAAGGCTAAAAGAAGATTCTCAACTACAGTTGACGTAGCAGGATTTGCTCAAGGAGCAACTACTCTTAATTTAACTACCACTACAGGACTTGATACTGATACTGCAATTACATTAGTTATTGACCCAGGACTAGCTACAGAAGAGGTCATTACAGGCGTTGTAAGCGGTTCTGACGTGATTAATTGTGTTAGAGGTAAAGAAGGTACAACTGACCAAGCACACATTGCAGGGGCTACTGTAGCAATGTATTTTACAGAGACACATTGGGATGACTTAATTAATGGTGTATTAGCAGAACACAATCAAGATGGTTCTCACGGAGATATAACTGCAGATAGTATTACTACAAGTAGCATTACTGTAACAGGTGGTGGATTATCTCCAGTAGGTTCAATAATGCAATATGCAGGCTCTTCTGCCCCTAGTGGTTGGTTAATAGCAGACGGTAGTGCAGTATCTCGCACAACTTATGCAGATTTATATACAGCAATAGGTACTGCGTATGGTAGTGGTGATGGTTCAACTACATTTAATCTACCCAACTTAAAAGGTAAAGTACCAGTAGGTAGAGATAGTTCAGATACATCATTTGATGCACTAGGTGAAACTGGTGGTGCTAAAACTCATACTTTAACGACATCAGAAATGCCTGCTCACTCACACACCGATTCAGGTCACGGACACGGATTTAGTGGTGGTGGTGGTTATGGTGCTGGAGCATTTGATGGTTCAAGATTTAGAGCCGATTCTAACTCACCTGCTAATAGTTGGTCATTTAATATTGGTACAGGTAATGCAAATATTCAAAACACTGGTGGTGGTGGAGCTCACAATAACTTACAACCATATGTAGTAGTTAATTATATAATTAAAACTTAGGAGGGAAGATGGCAGCAAGTAACACAGATAAATTCAAAAAAGCTAGACGTAGATTTTCTACTACTGTTGGTGTTGGTGGTTTTGCTCAAGGTGCTACTACTCTTCCTTTGGCTTCTACAGCAGGTCTAGACACAGACACAGCTATTACTCTTGTAATAGACCCAGGTACAACTAACGAAGAGGTTGTTACTGGAGTAGTATCTGGTAGTAATGTAATTAATTGTGTACGTGCTAAAGAAGGCACTACTGATACTGCCCACGCTGCTGGCGAAGTAGTAACTATGTATTTCACCGAAACACACTGGGATGATATGGTAACTGGTATTCTTGTTGAACATAACCAAGATGGTACGCACGGTGCAATTACAGCTAGTTCAGTATCTATAGGTGGTGTATCTTTAATGAATCCAGTAGGAACTGTACTTACTTATGCAGGTTCTTCTGCTCCAACAGGATATTTATTATGTGATGGAACAGCAATATCTCGTACAACCTATGCAAATTTATACGCAGTAATTGGTACAACTTATGGTGTAGGTGATAATACTACTACTTTTAATTTGCCAGATTTAAAAGGTCGTATTCCTGTTGGTAAAAACACAGGCACATTTTCTACATTAGGTGGAACAGGTGGTGCTGAAACACACACTCTTACAGAAGCTCAAATACCTTCTCACTATCACTCTAATAGTCTTTCTAGACAGTTGCAAGGAACTGATGATGGCAATTACACATCTGCAGTATCTCGTGGTGATGCAGGAACACCTGATACATTAACTTGGAATACTGGCAATACTGGGGGTGGTGGTTCGCACAATAACTTGCAGCCTTATTTAGTAATGAATTACATAATTAAGACATAGGAGATATTATGGCAGCAGCAAATACAGACAAATTTAAAAAAGCAAAGAGAAGGTTTAGTACAACTATTGGAGTAGGTGGTATTGCAGCTGGTGCTACAACATTGCCTTTAACTTCGACTACTGGATTAGATACTGATACAGCAGTAACTTTAGTAGTAGAGCCAGGAACAGCAGACGAAGAAGTAATTACTGGCGTTGTTAGTGGGAATAACCTTATTAACTGCGTGCGTGGTAAAGAAGGAACTAACGATATAGTTCATAATGCTGGTGATGCAGTATCAATGTACTTTACTGAAACCCATTGGGATGACCTTGTAAACGGTATCTTGCAAGAGCATAAACAGGATGGAACACACGGAATATTAACAGCCACTTCAATATCTACAGGTGCTGTATCAGGAACAACTGGCACATTTACTGGTAATGTATCTGATAATAGTACAACTTTACAAACCTATAGAAGTGAACAAATATATGATTACGTTGCTTCGGGTTGTGTCTGGACTGGTGATTCATACAACTCGACCACAGTAGCATCTATGACATCTGGTGTAGTTTACATAGGTGGTAAACGTGTAGCAGTATCTGCAGTAACATCTAGGACATTTACTGCTAGTAAAGATACTTATGTTGACGTTGATAATACAGGAGCAATAACCTATACAGAAGTTACTAATAATGCTGCTTCACCAAGTTTATCTGCTAATAACATTAGAATTGCAATTATAGTAACAGGTGCTTCAAATATTGCTAATAAATATTCTATAAATCAAGGAATTTTATCAAGTACTACATCAGACCTTTATTTACCCAGAGGATTAACTGCTTGGAATAATAATCCTAGTTCAAGTGTAATTGTAGATAGTTATGGAAATAGAATTTGCAATAGAGACCCACAGGGAAAGTTATTAACTGCATATTCAAGAGCATCTGCAGTAACTACTGGAGCTCCAGGTGGAACATCAGTAGCTTGGAACGGAATGAACTATATAATGTTTATAGCAGAAGCAAATACAAACTATAAATTTACTTTTCAAGAAGGTGCAATTAGTGGTCATACAGGTTCTGGCGAACTTATATTGGAACTTTATTTAGCAACTGCATACAACACTTATACTACTAGAGTTGGTGACCACGATTGGTATATTCCAGCAAGTGCCAACTCTCCTATGGGAACAATTATGTTTAATAGTGGCACATATTCTGGATTGACTTATTTAAATTTTAAAATAAGAAGTACTGGTTGGGGTGGAACTATGACTATGAATTCTGATTCTCTTCGAACAGGTGTGTATATTTTGGAGAGATTATAATGCCTAAAGATATTGAAACAGAAGTAGCTGTACTGAAAGAACAGACTAAAACTTTGCATACTGACCTGTCAGAAATGAAGGGTGATATCAAGCAAATTAAAGAAATACTACTAAAGACTTTTGTTACTAAAGAAGAGTTTAATAATTTTAAAAAAGAAATAGATGGATATCGTAAAAGTCAAAACACCCAAAAATGGATTATTGGTTTAGTAACGACTATAATAACAGCTATATTAGTTACAGAGATAAATAACTTTATTAGATAGGAGGAATTATGAAAGAGTATCCAATAACAGATGTAAGAGGAGATAGCTACTTAAACCCTAGATGGTCAGAGGAAGCTAGAGGAGAAAGTTCAATAACTAAAATCATTGTTCATCACGATGCAGCAATAAGACCACACGACTATGACAGTATGGCTAGGTATCGTAGTGAAGCAGCAGCTCACTATACAAGATTAGGACCAGGTCTGCAG